AAACCACCTCGCAAAGGTATGACAGTAGAGGAGTTTGGCGATCTTGCAAAGCCTAATGAGGTGTACATGGTTTATGTATCAAAGCCTAAGCACCTAACGATCATAGATGATTGTAAGCTGATGGATATTTGGGATTGCAGAGACTGTGTAATCGGTTGGTATTTCAAGAAAGAAAAGGAGGTGTAACTATGCTGTTTGTAAATAACCTGAGAGATCTGCTGGAGGATATAGAAAGATACAAGCAAAAGTTTCCTGGATCCTACACTCCATACTCTGAGATCAGGAAAACGCTGGTAAGGAGAAAGGATGATCCGATGGGCTCTACTTTCGGTATCTCTGTAGCTGGAGAGTGGGAGGATCGTTGCTATGGCTTTGAGGTGGATAAAGTAAATGCAACCCAGACGTACTTTCAATACCTGGGTACGTGGAAAACTTAATTGATGTGATATGATGCTAACAAGACAATACAAAAGAGTACACAGGGATAAGATCCAGCTCTATGCTGAGATCATAGCCACTGAGAGTAAAATGCCTGTAGAAAAGATCACTAAGGCTCTGGAGGATTTCTTTGCTGAATCAAGTGAGGATGAGGTAACAGTTGGCTACATAGTTGAACTGGAGGTACCTTTCAGCAAAGAGGAGCTGGAGGCTCAATTAGAGAGGTTGAGATACTATGATGTCCGTGTTAGTGATAACCCACACCTGGATCTCAGGCAATACAATCGGGAATCCTGGCACACTCACCACAAAGAGGGTAAGCCCTGTAAGGCAAAGATCAAGCAACCTTTCTGGCACAGGATCAGGAGCTTTTGCGTAAGAAAACACTACCACTGAGGCATAAACCTGGTAAATTTTGCATTTTCTTTGCAAAACCTTTGGTATTTCGGAAATAATTTAGTAATTTTGCGTTCAAGAAACACAGATATGAGACAGAATAATGTAATTCACGTGCTGCTGGATGAGCCCTACCAGGGCAAAAAGAACTGGTACTTTGGATCAGTGGCAGCTATATATGATAAGATCCCCAAAGAGGTGATCGGAGCTGGTAAAGCCTGGCTGTGGCAGTGTCTATCCAAAAAGGATGAGCACCGTACCAGGAAAGCAATGATCAGGAGGGCAAAAGTAATAACCAAACAACAGAAAAGAAATGACACGTAAAGAGGCTTTAGAGGAGATTATCGGTGGTATGCAATGTTTTGAGACAGATAGGTGTATCAACGATACAGAATCCAAACGAGTTAATGATGCTATAGATATAGCTATTGAGGTTTTCAAAGAGGTAGGTGTAACTTTAGACGATTAAGATATGATAGGCGCAATTATTGGTGACGTGATTGGATCACGCTTTGAGTTTAACAACACCAGGGATTACAATTTTGAGCTGTTCACAGCACAGAATAGCTACACAGATGATACGATCTGCACGCTGGCTATAGCTGATGCTATCCTGTCTCTGGAGAGCTTTCAGGATAAGCTCCTGGAGTGGTGTAGGCTATATCCTCATCCGATGGGTGGATATGGTGTCAGCTTTGCACGATGGATAGCCTCCAATGATCCGCTACCATACAACAGCTTTGGTAATGGATCAGCAATGAGGGTGAGCCCTGTAGCCTGGGCTTTTGATGATCTGAAAGATGTAATAGACTGGTCGATAAAGACTGCATCCGTGACACACAACCATCCAGAGGGCATCAAGGGAGCTGTGGCAGTGGCTCATGCTATCTGGTATTTCCGTTTCTGTGACACACATCTGTCATATTTTATAAAGACGATGGAGGATTATTACCCTGGCTTTATGGATCAGGCGTTTACTCCAGGTAAGTTTGATGAGACGTGCCAGGGCACTGTTCCCCTCTGCCTCCAGATCGTATGTAACTCACACAGCTTTGAGGATGCTATCAGAAAGGCTATCTCCTTTGGTGGTGACAGTGATACCATTGGTGCCATTGTAGGATCTATAGCAGAGGCTCGTTTCGGAATCCCTCAGGAGTTTATTGATAAGGTTTTAACGTACCTGGATCCTCGGATGATTGATCAGCTTAGGATCTGGAAAGCATTTCACTAAGTAATATGGCAAAAGATTGGAATAAGCATGGATTTTTCTCTGGCATCACAGAGGATTATTCTAACTACAGGTGGTTTAAGGGTGAAAGCAAAAACCCTTACCAGGGAGATCAGGAGCGACCTCTGGCAGCTCAATTATGGGAGTATGAGAGAGATTTCCACATGGATTATCTGGATCGTGCTGATACCAGCGTGAGCCTGGCAGACGCTTACAAACAATGGAAAGCTGAGCTGATCCAGGAGCATCTACCTGGTAAATCACCTAATCCGTATGGTGATCAGACAGACTGGGCAAAGAGCTTTGAATCTGGTAAGAGAGAGAGTTAGGATCTCAGATACTTTAGGAATGCAAAAGGGTTTCGGTTACTCAGGTAGTCGGAATCCTTTTCGTTTGTGTACGCCTCTCTTTCAAAGGATATATTCCTGTAGGCATTCCCTTTCATAAAGAGCCTTATGATCCATTCCAGCACGTACCAGAGGTAGAACGGTATATATAACAGTTCCCTCATCTGTGCTGTATGGATCTTTTCATGGTTGATCACCTGTGGGGATATGTAGCTATCTCCACGCACAAACAGGATCCCAAACAGATTGATAGCCAGGAATCCCTTGAACGGAATAATGTTGTTTCTTACGATCTTCATATTTCCTCCATTTCTACTACCCAGCCTCTACCAAAACCATATTTCTGTGTGGTTTCCTGGTACACAGCCGTTACCTTGAACTTAGCACCAGCACGAAAGACAATCTCATTCTCGGATCTGTAGTGTGATATGGGCTTTATGTCTGCTCCGTGCTTTGACTTGATCACGTACATAAAGTTATCACCAAAGATCTTTGTGGTATCTATACTGGTGGTGGAGCTCATCAGAGCCTTATTGACGTATGGCTGACCTGTTGCCAGGCAATCCTGGAGCGTCTTGATGTGCTTTGCCATTGTAGCGGTGTCAAAACTTATACCAGAGAACACTGTGCCCTGTTATCTGGGCATCTTTTCCAAAGCAGCGTTACAAGCCTGGATAAACTTAGGGCACAATCCTCCGTAATCCTCCACAACACCGTGGTACTCATCAATCACTCCATAACTGTAGCGGTTGATCCACTTGGATCCGTAAGAATACCTGTTGATCAGTCCCAGCTCCTCCACTGGTATTCCATATTCCTTACTGAATTGCTCCATTGCTGACAGCTCAGAGCTTTTCAGGTGCCATTTACCGCCTACAGGTGTCATAGCACTGGTATTCTCTGGAGCCTCCAGGTACTCTTTGAGAGCCTTAGCAGCACTCTCCTCAGTCTCACCATTCAGTTTCAGGATCTTACCCTGGTGGGAGTGGTATTTCTTAGCCAGCTCTTTCTTATAGTCTGCCAGCGTCTGGTAGGCAGAATCTACAGCATAGTGCCATTGTGATCCGTGCTTTGCCATTGCATCATCATAAGCAGCCTGGAGCCTTGCAACCTCCATCTTTTCTGCATCAGTAGCGAAAAGATCTATGGTGGATCCATCACCACCCTGTGCAACCAGCTTTTTGAGCCTGGCTTTCTCAATGTCCTGGATCTTCGTTGCAGCCTTTCCTGTCAGATCTCTAATCAGGGCTGGATCCTCTCCCTTTGCTATAGCCTCCTGGAGCTGTGCCTGGATCTCCTTTAGCGGTGTGCTCTTGCTCTTGAATGCCAGCACACTCTGAGCATCCTCAGTAGCTGTCTGGATCTCCAGTTTCTTCTCTACCTTTGCCAGCTCCTCCTGGAGCATCTTAGCCATTTCCTGTGATGTCGGAAACTTATTCTTATCAGCTACCCATTGAGCCTCAAATTTGAGTTTCTTCACCTGGTAAGCCAGATCACCACCAGCGATCTTAGCCTTGAAAGCATCAAAGGCATCATAGAGTTTCTGTACTGCCTCCTCACCATATTGCTTTACCAGAGCCTGGTGGTGTAGCTCCTCTGGTGTCGGTGGATTGAGCACCTTGTTTACCAGATCCTGGTTATCCTTGACGAAATAAGGCAGCGTTCCCTTTTCCTGGGCTTTAGCCATCCTCTCCTGTGTCTTAGGATCCTCCAGCCAGTTCTTAAAGCCCTCAGGAGCCTCAGAAACGGTGTTATCGGATGTCACAGACAGACTGCCAGGCTCCTCACCAGAGAGGATCTTATCCACCATATCATCCATTTCCTCCTGGGTTGCCAGCACTGGTACCATGTAGCACCTACAGTTAGGGTGCCAGCCAGTCCACTTGAACGTCTTAGGGTAGATACCTTTCAGGGCATCACATATATCTGGCTCTGGGTGATTGTTGCTCAGCTTGATCTCCACGCCCACAACAAAGTCCAGCTGTTGCCAGCGTTCAAAGTCGGAATCCCTGTAGGCTATATTGGTTTCAGATCGTGCAAGCCTCTGAGCGTTCCTGTAGCTGGATCTGTACACGCCCTGACCTGGATGGTAGTGTTTAGGCTCGTCATTGATCCATTTGTAGATACCCTCCTCCTTATCAAAGATCCTACGTTTCCATACACGCCCATAGATAGGGTTTCCATCCTCATCCTCTCCGATCTTGATACGGAAACGCCTGTACCACCTATCAGGATCCTGTAGGTATTGCTGGATCTTGGATGCAAGCTGGTTGGCTGGTGTGCCCTCTCCTATAGCCAGATCCAGGGTACCCTCCAGCTCTCCTTTGTATTGACTGGTGTATTTCCATACCTTTTGTGAGAGATCCAGCCCCTGGGTTTTCCTGGCAAAGAAAGCATCCATAGCCTCCCTGTTCCTGAGAAAGTATTTGGCAAAGTGGTTATCCTCAATGGAGCTTGCACCAAAGATCTGCTTTACCAGCTCATCATTATTCTCTGAGGCAAACATCCATTCCTTTTCCACACCCTCCCTGATCGTCTGGTACACACGGCTGTACATATTCCTGAGGATCGGCTGTACCTCCTCAGTATATCCGTACTCAGAGAAAGAGAAAGGAGTGCCCTCCTCCAGCTGTGTGCCTTTCACCACGTCTATGATTTTACCCAGTGAATCACGATAGATGGAGCGCACAGCAGCAGCATAGCCCTCTGTCCGTTGAAAGAGAGCCTGCTGGAGAGCCTTACCACTCAGATACTTTCCCTTTGCCATACTCCTCAGATCAGACTACCAATAACAATACCAATGGCATCACAGATAAGATCATGGAGCTCAGGAGTGCCCTCATGTTTCCTATCATAGAGCTCCTTACCAATGCCAATGATCACCACAACCAGAATTGCAGCCCACAGAGGCATCCAGTTCTTTAGCACATCCAGGATCAGCGCACTACAGGCTATGTGTAACAGCCCATCTGTGCGCACCCATTCCCAGATCTTCTTAATTACTTTCATAGTTCAAACTTTTTTGTTACGTCTGGCAGATCCACTGTCTGACCTTTCAGCTCATGGGTGCAATCATCCAGGAACTTTATTTTACCATCAGTCACGTAAGAGTGGCAGTAGGTACGCTCTCCCCTATAGCTACTCTCTACAGCTATAGACGGTCTGATAGTGGGTTTCTCCAGATCTTTGTTAAACTCCCATACAGGAAACTGATCACGTGGATCAGTACCTATCTCATGCGGTGTCTTACAGGCTGGGCAAATGAAATAATAAAGCCCAGTGTTTTGTAATCGTCTTATCTTTGGCATAGCTTACTCTCCCTGTCCGAACACATCCATCTTATTCAGCTCCTGCTGACGCTTGATCTCTTGCTCCATCCTCTCAGCTTGCTCCTGCTTGATCAGCTCATACTCTTTCTTAGCATCCTTGATCAGGTAAGAGAGCTCCAGCATGGTCTGGGTACTCATACCACCAGCACCAAACTGTTTCAGAATGTCATTCAGAGTATCTGACACATCATCACCAAACGGCTCCTGGAACTCATGCCCTACCATCAGAGCCTCATACTGAGCTTTGTGGGCATAGTCCAGAACATTACCCAGGATAGCCAGCATAATGTTAGCGTGACGATTCATGTAGCCATCGTGGGTTTCCTTACGTTTCTCAGCCTTGATCACTGCCAGCAGCATCACCTTACGGATAGCCTTAGCAGAGAGGTTACTGAGTGATTTCATGTTATCAAAATCAATGTTAGGAGTGAACGATTTACTTAGTATATGCTTATCCAGACGCTCATACTCATTCTGCTTGCTCTGGCTTGCCTGATCCCAGGTAAGATACTCAACCTTACCACCATTTTTCAGGATATACAGCTTAGCCTCATCCTCAGCCTTTGGCAGAGAGTTAAGGATCTCAGAGGTGGCTACCATAGCTGGGTTAGCAAAGCGATCATTCACATCAGCGTCTGTTGATTCCAGTGCCTCTGTGCGCTCGATCATCGGCTGTACGCCATCATGCTCTACCTCCTGTTCAAACATCAGCACAGGGATCTTTCCTATAGGATTCTGCTTAACCAGCACCTCCCATCCGATATTTGAACGCTTGCACCTGTAGATGGTATCGTCTGTGTATATATCCAGGTGGTGAACGGTCTTATTGCCAGCCTCAGTGAGATAGTAGCCCCAGGCAAAGGCTTTCATTTTGCGGTACTGATCCTTGATGAAATAAATATCATCACCATTTTTCTTGCTCAGCACATTCAGCAGCAGCTTAGGCTTTTCTGTCTTACTATCCTGGTACACATGATAGAGGATAGCGGACGTACCCTCAGCACCAGCAGCACGCTTAGCCTCCCTGACTACAGCGTTAAAGCGTACATCCTCATTCAGCTTTTTGTACGCCTGGAAAGCATCATCAGTGCCCTCTGACAGCTGGAGCCATTTCACAGGTCTGCCATACAGGAACACCAGGGCAATCTCATTGATGAAAGTCTGGTAGGGGATAGGAATTTTCCACCTCTTACTCCATCTGAGGAAATTGCCTTTTTTGTCAAACACAGCCCGATCCTTGCGCTCCATGATCTTGTGGGTAGAGATCTCAAAATCCCTCAGATTATTTGCAGCCTGGATTGAGCAATCTTTCATCATGCTAATAGCCCTGGAAACATCCTTTGCCTCCAGTAGCTCTGTGAATGTCTGCTGATAACCTATAGCAGCTTTCACCTCGTTTGCTAAACTGTTAAAAATACCCATATCTTTTAATTTAAGCTGTTGTAAGTCCTAATCTACGTTCTATATCATCTGGTATGTCATACTCATTGTAATCAAACCAGGATCTCATAAGAAACATATCTCTCCAGTCTGGAGATCTGCCTATATCCAGTTTGATCTCAGCCTTTGGTTTCAGCATCAGCCTACCATCATTGTCTGGTTTCCACGTCTGGAGCTGTTCAAGCTCATTGGTGATCTCCTCCTGTTCTGCCTGGCTCACCAGGTCTGCCAGCACTCCTACCTCATTGGCATTGATGTGATCTGCCAGCTTATATCCACACTGTGCCTGTAGATTCTGGTAGTTTTCACCGTTCAGAGGTGTTGAGTTATTCACAAAGCCCTCAATGTCACAGTTATCTACTACACCACCGCCAACACCATCCTCATCAACTATGCACCTGTACCTGGGGATCCTGTATTTCTTCTGGCATCGTATGATATACGTCTGTATGTCTGTTGTCTTTGAGACAGGGAAACACTTGTAATCAATCAGCATCCACCCATCCCAGACACCGATCCTGGCATAGTCAGCTCCGAAACGTGCTATATCACCAGTCAGGTAGTGTATTCCAGTCCTGAGTGCCAGGATATTGCCAAAGATCGCACAGATAGCATCATGGCTACACAGAGCCAGAGGGTTATCATCGTATTCCCAGTTACCCTTAAAGAGGCGTTCAAACTTGACCTTATCAGAGGTTGTTTTCAAGCCCTCTATGTAGTCTGGATCAATAAATGGATTCTCCTGTACCAAACATGGTAGGTAAGCCTGGTAGTCTTTCAGCGTGCCAGCTTTCCACGGCCTGTAGAACTCATCATACATCCAGTTCTTTTTAGGGTTACAGGTGATAAAGAGCTTACGTTTCAGTCCGTACTCCTTATTCAGGCATCTGCCTACACGTGTTTTCAGCGTGTCATAGGCACCGAAATTGACCTCACCGCCCTCCTCGATCCATCCACCTGTGAACTCTATAGATCCATATCGCTCATACAGCGGATCGGATGGAATGTATTTCAGATCCAGAAAGTCTATACGTGAGCCATTGTAGAACTCAATATAGTTGTACTGTCCGTTATAGCTCCAGATCTCATCTGGCACTCCGTACCTGGTACATACTTTCTTGAATGTGATATAGGTACTCTGGGTGATACGTTTCAGCTCAGCACGTCCGATAAACCATTTGGTTTCTGGAAAACAGAGGCTCATAAACAGGAGCCAGGCAGCTCCAGTCCACGATTTAGCACCACCAGCAGCACCACCATAAAGCACCTCAGCGTGCTCATCATCCGTTAGCAGATTCAGAGACTCTTT